AAGAAGTGTTTGATAGTCAAGACTTCTGAGTGAAGCAAGTGCAGGAGCGTATTTGTTGATGTAGTTTTCAATTCTATCTCCGTGATTACTTCTCATAGTGTGGAAAGGTTTATCTCCAAGTGATTCCTTGAAGCCTTTCATAATTTCGTGAGCCTTGTCTAATCCTTTTTGTAAGGTACCTGCATACTCACCTGCGGTACCCTTGTTCCAACGACTTGGCTCAGGACTATCAGCCTCATCACCTACACAAAACAATTCATCAGGCTCATAATCTTTTACGAATCTTTGTATGTTAGTGACTAATCTAGCATCGTGATATGGTGCTTGAATATCACTTAGTACGATTACTCTTTTCATTCTGTTTCCCATCGTTTAGGGTCAGGCCAGTTGCCATCAAGTACCATTGTGGCAATGACGGCGTAGTTGGCTAGGTCTATAAATGAATCTGTGAGTGACTCGTTCTCAGGCTGTGCGCCTGACTCTATTAAGTTATTTATCCTAGATATTTTATCGTAAATGCGTACTCGCAAACCATTTAGTGGACCACCTGGAGCGTTAGCAATGTTGCTTGGTCCGTAATCAGTTTGCTTACTAACTAGAATTTTATGAAGTGTCTCATAATATTTATTAGACACATCAGTAAACTCATTTATCGTTGTCGGCTTCGTCATCTAACAACTCCTTCAACTCTTTATCTAGGTCATAGGTGTATGCGTTTATTATCATTTCATCAAAGTCACCAGTAGCAGCAGCATAAATTGCAGCAGCAACTGCCTCCAGTGCTTCTTTAGCAGACTCAACTTCACCATTCTCAATTAATTCGTATATGCTTTCCAGCACATCAAACAAATCAATCGCTGAGGTTGGTGAAAGGGGAAGTGTTGCATTAAAAACAACCTCTCTATGGTTTAACATATCCCATATAGAAGTCCATCTGTAGCCACAAGAGCAGGTATCTGCATCGGTGGTATCTTTGTGGTCAGTCATTCTTTATCCTATTCTGGAACCACTCTGGACCATTAGTTGTATACATACTATTTACATCCTCACCTTCAGGCATCTGCACTATGCGAACTCCTTGCAGTTCTTTAGCCATACGCTTGCCGAAGTCCTGACCTGCTTGGTCACCATCTGCAAATATGTAAACAGTTTCAAAGTCTGCAAGTATTTTGTTGTAATGTTTTTTCCAATTGTTCGCACCAGGAATACCAACACAAGGTATGCCAACATTGTGATGCAGAGTTAGAGTATCTATCTCACCCTCGCACAATGCGATGTTATCTTGTGCACCTAGTACAGATAGCACGTTGTACATATGTGTGCTTGCACCTGGCATACCTAAATACTTAGGTTGCTCAGGACCAATGGCTCTGAATCTAATGTCAATGACACCAGTTCTAGTTATGTAAGGAATAGCAAGCCTTCCAAGATACTGTTCAAACCCCACCAACCCTTCCCCTACGACCCCTAGGCGAAAGTTGTGTGCTGCTCTCGGTCCTATTCCCCGTTGAGTTAGGTAATCTCCTGCCAAATCTATGTTTTTCTGGAAGACTGATGCCGCTTTTTCCAAGTATTCCCTCTGCGATTTTGTAAGCCTCACGTCTTTGTACTCCTTCTTTTAACTGAACAAACTTTATTGTGTCACCTTTAGCCCCACAAGCATGACATATGAAACAATTATCTTGTAAATTAATAGCAGCACTAGCGTGTCTGTCATCGTGGAATGGGCAGCGTATTTTACGCCACCCACTCCCGACTCTTACCGATAAGCCATAGTGCTCCGCGATGGGCTGTATCGGTATGCTTACCAAGGATAGTCCTTGAGTCGTGTTACGACATAGGCATCATCTATTGACTTGCCCCTAGCCTTGATAACAACTATTGGATTTGGCACTCGTTCAAGACTTCTATGCTTTGCATAGTTACCTGCTTCAATCTCTGCTTCTTTAAGCCAACCAGATAAATCTATCTTGTTTCCAGCACCAGGTGCCTTGGCTTCTAGTATGTGCATCTTTTTATTAGCATTAACAAATACGTCACCTTCATCGTTCTTGCCAGTACGTGCTAGTCTTTCTGCTACGTGCTTGCGATTACGAAACCAGTCCCTTACTTCTACTTCGAAGCGGGAACCTCGTTGCTTATGTGACTTGCGTGTTGTCATAGTATGTTAACAATTAAATTTGTTAGTATGGTGAAGTAAATACCTGTTGACAATCCTACGATAAACATAAACCATTCATCGGATTTCATTTAACCTCGCTTAAATATTTAGAATCTATCACACCTTGGCAGTAACAATCTGACTTGCTGCGACAGTACATTGTGTATGCACTTGCAATGCTTTGCCTACCTGCTGGGATTAATCCAATCTCAAATGCTTTTATGCCTACCTCTAATAACTTAGAGGCTTCAATACATCTATTGCAAATCATTTGGCCTCTCTTATATCTGATACATACATATAAGCAGGGTTCCATTGCAGTTGTACATAATAAAATCCCGATGGGTCAGCCTTGCCATACCTATTCTTAACAGGAGCAACGAATAGAAACTCATTAACATTGTTCACTGTAAGGATAAGGGCAGGTAGTTGTGCTACCTTGCCTTGCAAGGCTGCTCTTGGTGGGCACGGCCCTTTGTCAAATGCTTCGCTTGTATGGTGTAGGACTAGCACTGCTGCATTAGTCTCACGTGCAAGAAACTTAATCTCTTTCATCGCAGACCTAAGCCCAGACCATTCCTCACCACCATCACTTGCTAAGTCAGATAGATTATCCAAGACAATCAATTCAGGTGGGATACCCCACACTTCCTCGAACGCTTGTACTTCCTCATCTAAATCATCCAGCGATGGTGCAGACTCAAAGGACCAGAATAAGTGTGATGCTTTAGCCAACTCAGAACGAATACCTTCTGGGTTTTCTAACAAAGTCTCACTCTCATCTTGAGATTTACCCGTAATCATAGATAGTAAACGCATAGCCATAGTATGTGCGTTGGTATCTGCACATATGTAAAGTGTAGGCACCTGCATACGCAAGGCTAACGCCAATGCCAGAGTAGATTTACCTGCTCCTGGCTGTCCTGCAATCATTGATACTTCTGAACGGCGTAAGATTATCTTGTTCTTGACGAACGTATCAAAGACTGCTGGTAGTGGCTCACCACCTATGTCGCTACGTTTTACTGCACGAGTAAGGGTTCTCATTAATTACTTCCAGCCTGGTTCGCCCTTGCGAATCCACTGTGGTTGGCATTGGTCTGCTGTACCCTTTGGAGATGGACACATCCAGGCTTGCCATTCACCCTTGGCACCATTGCCAGTCTTGTGTTTCTTAACGCCGTGCTTACACGTTGGAGAGAACACATCTGATGTTGGTGCTGATGGTGGTACTGGTGCTAGTGGTGCTGGTCCTGCAATTACAGTTGCACCTAGTGCCTTTGCTACTTCATCAATAGCAAGTGGCGTTGTAGCCTCAGCGATGAGACCTTCAAATGCTGACACGGCAATACCAAATCCTGCACTAGCAGCAGCGTCAACACGGTCAACAAACTCTTGTGGTTCGTCACCTCTCAAAGTTACGAGTGAACCTATTTTAGTTTTCACTGTAACCGTTACATTCTTTTCCATTATTTTCCTTTACTTTCAATAGAGACGATGGCTTTGGAGCCACCAACCCACGAGCAATACTCTTGCACACCACACATACCACAACTACCAAAGTTAGGTATGTAGATACCTAGGTCACGCTGTGCTGCGAAGTCTGCAATGATATGCTCAACCATTGATGTTGGATACTTATCCAAACTCACTGGTATAGATGTTGATGCAGTCCTAGCCATCCAGTATACGCCGTACTGTGCACGTACACCAAAGGTTTTCTCTAGCCCTGCTGCGTAGAATGCCAACTGTAAATCGTTAGTGGGCGTTCTCTGCCCTGACTTGAGGTCAAGGATTACCAGTTCTCCAGTAGGCATAACCATTACTCGGTCAATGCCCATCTTTACATACTGGTCAGCGAATGGAACATTTAGTTCCAACTCAATTGCTGGTGAACCATCTGGAGTTTGCCAGATAGACCAGTTCACCATATTCCGCCACTTCACCCAACTAAGGAACATCTGGTGACCTGATGTATTCCACCATTCACCGTTCTCTTTGTCAGGATTATCTTTAGTGGCACGACCACCCCTCCGCCATAGGCTTTTTTCCGCCTCGCGTTGAGATGCTCGTTGAATTTCTTCTGCGAATGTATCGTTCCAGATACTATCTAAATCTATGCTAGCCATTACTTACCCTCTGTCTCGAATAAATGCTTGTCGTATTTTTCTGTTGCAGAGTGTACCGCACTTCCACCAACAAACCACCACGCTGGTAGTTCGGGCGTGTCGTACTTGCGAGTAAGTAACCATTGCCATTGACAACTAAGCCAAGTTGTTACTTGCGAGTAACTTATGTAACTTGTTCTGTCTGTCATATTCTCTCTCTTGTAATATTAGCACCGCCCTTTAGGGGCGGTGTTAGTTAGTAGTTATATAACTATTATAGTTACATCTTTGTAACTTTGTCAAACGCAACACGCTGTTTCTCAGCAAAAATTAAGATAGCCCTGGTGCCAAAGGGAGAGAGGTACCTCGGCACAACAGGGCTATCACCTAGACTCAGGGCAAGTCTAGGGGAGTAGGGGCTGTGATTAGCGAACCACATTCCCAACACTCAGCATCAAGAAAATAATAGCAGACCTCATATTCTTCGTCAAACGCTGCTACTATCTTGAACAATTGTCCACCACAATCGGGACAGGCAGCAGTTGGCACGCCTCTCAAGTTCACTGGCATTACGGTACCAAATCTTTCATCGCCACGATAAGGTCATTAGCCGTTATCAGGTACCCTTTACTAGGGTTAGGGGGTGTTCGTGTCTCTGCGTAGCGTGTAGAGGCCATACAGACCCCTTTCAGTATGTTTGTTGGCACCAGTAGAACCCCAGTTCCCAACACGAATGCCCAGTAATCAGCCTTAGTGACCATTATGCCA